ACCGCCGTCCAAGTCGAAGTTGCTCCGTTCGTCTGGAGATAATAACCATTGACGGGCGAAGTTCCTACTTGGTTAGAATTGAAAACTGTCGTCGCGATCGCATAGATCGGCAGGGCGAGAAAGATCAGCGCACCTAGTATTGTTAATATTTTTTTCATCTTAGTGTTGATAGTCGCATAGTATATTTCCCGCGAGCCAGCTGTTGACGGTGGTGATGACCGCTCCGGCAAGGGTATAGTCCGGAGAGTCCCCAGTCGGATACAGCCGTTGCCCTTGAGCGAAAAGTGCGAACATTCCCGCGACGGGAGTATACGCGAGCGTGAAAGTCGTTCCCGATCCGGACACTATTTCATTATAAACGAAATTATTGCCGCCGCTCGTATCGCTGAACGTCGTGGCGCCCGTTTTCGCGATGGGCGAAGAGGACGGTACAAGAAGGTTCAGTCCCGCAACCATGTTGACTTCGGTCGATGTCAGTAATTCTCCAGGTTGTGTGACGTGTGACATTTTATTATAAAATCATTTTGAACTCCGGATCTATTTTCTGCCCCATACGAAGGACGCGGTCTTCGTAGATGGCGATATCGCGTTCCCGGGTCGAGAGTCGCATTGACTCCCTTAATATCCATTCGGTCTTGTCGGCTTGCTCCTGTTTTATGGCCGCTACTTGCGCAAGGTTCGCATCGAGATCCTGTCGCGCGCTCGTCTGCGCCGTCTGGAGGTTTTCGAGGATACTCGCGTGCCGAGCCTCTTCTACCCGCATTTCTGCCTTCCGGGTCTCAAGAGATGCCTCTATGGCCGCCAATTCGCCCTTCCGTTGCCCCAAAACGCCCTCCACCGCCCTTTTCATCGTCGAATGAGCTGTTATCTCGCTTTTGAGTGAAACGAGTGTGTCAGATGCCTTTTGTATGGCCGTCTCGTGATCCTCGCGCTTCTTCTGGAAGTTCTCCTTCAGCATGGCCGCAACCTCTTCGATCGGCAGGTCCGCGGCAGTATGCGCCGAGTACCGTTCCTTGATCGCCTCGATCGCGCTCACCCATACGGCGTGTTCGCGTTGCAGTGCTTCCGTTTCCGCCTTCAGCTTTGAATTGCCGTCGACGATCTGGCGGCGCTCCACCATAGCGTCTATCGAAGTGCGGGTTGAAGAGGTTGGTGCCATGTTATTGATTGATGATGCGATAGCGAATAAAACCGACGACCGATATTGCCTGCCCGAGGTTCAGGTTAAATCCCTGTCCCGGCTGGCATTCGATGATGCCGTGCTCAAGCGCGCACCCATTGTCGATCACGATCGCCTGTCCTACGGTCAAGGGATACGCCCCCGAGATCTGCGTGCCACTCGTTGCCGGACCGCTCCATAGGGTTACTGTCACAGTCCCGCTCGGGAATATGCTCATGAAGTCGATGGCGATGTACTGCGCGGTTGAGGCGGGTGCCGGAATCGCGAAGTTATCTCCCGATGAAGAAATGGAGAGAACTGCCGTTTTTTCCGTCTCATTGAATCTTCCAATTGCTCCCATAGTATTTTTTTATGATTATTATTTGACCTTTCCCGAAGGCCCTCGCCGTTTGCGAGGGCCTTGTCCCAATCTACGCAATTACGAGGTAATTGTATGAAGGGGTTGCCGCATACGTGCCGCTGCCCGGAATCGTTACCACGAATGTCGTGGCCGTGATGCTCGAGACGTAAGGTTGAGTATTCGGCGCTGCTCCGGCCGCATTCGCTGGTGTCAGGATGACGATCTTCGGGGCGACCGTATACGTCTGGTTGAAGGTCACCGTGAAGATCGTGCCGCCGGTCGATGTCCCGGTGGTCGTGATGTTCCCGTTCGTGTCCGTCGATCCAGCCGTGATGGCCGCGGCGGTGATGCCGTCCTGTGTCCCGACCGCGACCGTAGGGGCCGTGGTCTGGTTGCTGGTCAAGTGACCGTTGCGGCCGACCGTGAACACGTTCAGACCGCCATCGTACGCCGCGAAGTAGAAGCCGGTCGTGAGGGTCGCCGCCGTGGCGGTCACCTTCAGGATGGATCCCGTCGTGGCCGCCGCCGCGCTGATCTGCGCGGCGATGCCGGAGGTCAGTGAGTTCGCCACTACCGAGAGGACCGCATTCGCGCCCGTACCAGAGAAGTTACCCGTCGATGTGACGAGAAGTCCGATGCCGGTCGTTGCACCTCCCATTGTGACTTCCGCCACCGCGCTACCCGAAGTGACATTAGCGCCGCCGCCGGTCACAAGGAGTGCGGCGCCCGATGTCTGCGCCGTCGCCGAAATGGTGACGACATTCGCGCTCGTCGCGGAGTTTCCAACGACAGCCAACGCTGCGCCGCCAGTCGTTGCGACTGAGGTGATCTTTACGGTATTACCCGCGCCTGTCGTATAGCCGCCCGTGATGGACGCCAATGCGCCCGTTCCAGCAGCCGCTCCACCCGCCATAAGAAGTCCGACGCCCGAAGTGAGCGCGGTGCCGACAATGGAAACAATACCGGTCGTGGTCGTGGCAGAAGCAGCGCTGAAGACAGCGAGGTTGTTTGATCCGGCAAGAGCTCCCGAAGTAAGAACCTTAAGGCCGATGCCTGCGACTGCGCCTCCCATCTCAAGGTCCATAAGGATACCCCCTGAGGTGATATTCGCTCCGCCGCCGGTGATGCTGTAGAGCACGCCCGTCGTCTGCGACGTAGCCGATGCCACCTCAATGCTACCGACGGTGAGGTTGTTTGCTATGATCGAGATGATGCCCGCGACGTCGGTGTACGCACCGGTTGTCGTGATTGTGAACGCTTGTCCGACTGCCGCTGCGCCTAAATTAAGGTTAAGCAGTTCGCCAGTTGCCGCTGTCATCGACGTGCCTCCCAAGATGCTAAGCGCACTTCCAGTTGTGATGCCGGTTCCATTGATTTGCGCGATAACTCCAGTGGTCGCGCTATTAGCCGTGAGAACGAGAAGTCCGGTGCCCGTGTAGACGCCTGTCGTGGTCGCCACGAAGCCGTTACCGGCCGTCCGTGCGCCCAGCGCCGCGTTGAACACCGCGCCGCCAGTCGTGAAGCCGGTCGAGACGGATCCGTAGAAACCAGATCCGGTCGTGAGCGCGCTAAATGCAATCGCGAGGCTGTTTCCCGTAGTGCTCGTACCGTCGGTTGCGGAAGTGGGAACGTTGAACGATCCGCCGCCGCCGCCCGATCCAAGCACCGTTGCTGATCCAAGCGAACTGAAGACGAGCTGACCGGACAAGTTGATGTACAACCCGTAGTCGGTCGTCTCGAAGGGATTTGCACCCCAGTTTGCGGCACCTGGATCCCACCGCAAGAGACCACTTCCCGAAGCGCCGCCTTTGAGGTTGACGTTCCGCGGATCCTGATAGGAATTATTATTATGTGTAGACATTTTTCGTGAGGGCTGCTGAGTATGGGGTTTGGATAATTCCGCGCCTATTCTTCCGCAGCCCGATTAGTTTTTACGCTAACACTGCTTTCGTGCCCAAGCTGCCGACCCAGCTGCGCGTTACGTCATTGAAGCCGAGATCGAAAATGGACGTCACCGACGTCTGGATCTCCTTCGTCTTATAGACGACATTCACCGGATCGAGCATCGCCGGCTGGGACTCCACGAACTGGAAGCCCTCTTCGTCGGTCAATGCCTTTTTGCTGTCGAACATGTACCACTGTGCCGAGTTCTGAAGGTATTCAAGATCGACGATCTCGAAGCTGTTCACGCCGGATCCGTCGTTGTCGTTGGATTCCGGGATCTTGCCAGATTCGATAGCGCGCTTGATTTCCTTCGCTTTGAAGTGAATGCTCGAGTTCTTCTTGCACACCAACGTGTTGAGATCCGGCACGCGCGGGTTGCCGCGGGGATCCACCATGAGACCGGCCGTGCGGTACGCTGCCTTCACGCCCGAATAGTCGAACGGGAGGTTGTAGGTCGTGCCGTCATAGACACCGTTGTTCATGTTCGAACCGCCATCTTCACGCGTATGCGAGGACGTAAGCCACTGGAGGCCGTCGCCGCCCGTGATCGTGATGACACGCTGTCCGCCTTGCCCATAGTGGGTGTAGGACGTGGACGTTGCATTATCGAGGCGCTCTGCGCAGAGACGCTCTTTCACGCGCGCGATGGACGCCTTGAGCTCCTTGCTCACGTTATCGAGGTCGCGCTTTTTGATGCCGAACTTCCACATTTTGAATGTGAATGATACGACGACCGCAACCATGTTTTGCGTGTAGATTTTCTTATAACCGAGCACCGGCACATCGGAGATGATCACGCCGTTCTCGTCGACGAAGTCCGCTTCGCCGAGTCCGGACAGCGAACTGTCCTTATCGTAGTAATCTTCCGTGGTGCGGGTGTTGAAATACTTGGGATACATTACTTCCGGCTCGCTCGACTTCTCGAACACTTCCTGAATGGAAAGATCGACGAGGTCGGCGGCTTGAGCAATGTTTAGTGGTGCAGACATTTGTTTTTATGCTGAGATTAAGTTGTTGCGTGTCCAACCAAAAGGCGCCCGACGATGCGCGTGGTGCTGTTATTCGGATCGATGCCCCACTGTTCGAAGATACCGGACGTGCCGGTCTGATCGGTGCCAGTGTTATTCACGGTGCCCTTGTCGGTCAGCGCCATGCGCTGATAGTTATGAGCCGTGTTCGGAGCGTTCGTTGCGTCGACGGACCATGTCTGCCGATCGGTCGCAAGCGCGACGAGAAGCTGCGTGTCGGTCGATATCTGTGCGGAAACTGCCACACCGCAGACATTCGCGGTAATGGTGGATGAGGTGGCCGGGGTGACCGTTGCGGCTGAGCGACTAAACTGCACCAGGTCGCCGATAGCGTACGCCTGGGATGCAATCGTCACCAGCTTATAGACGGTGGCTTCCGAGTCACTCTGTAAGCGGAATTCTACTGCCATGTTGAGGTTAAGGGGTTAGCCCTAGCCTGCTCGTCGTGCGATACTTTCCTTCTCTTCGTCGCTGAATCCGCGGAGTCCGTCCAGACGGAGTCCCGAGGAATTCGGCATCGTGCGAGTGGGAGTTATGGAACGAGAGGGGCCAGAGTTGCCAGGACCAGATGCGACGTGTATTTTCTGGTTCTTGGCGGTTAATGCTCCCTTATCGCCCACTGGTTGAATATTGAAAATGTCCTGATGGATCTTGTTGAGGATCGTCTTGTAGTCGTTCGGGTTCTTCGGATATTGGTATATCCCATTCGGTCCGAACTGCGCCTTGATGCGGTCCCAGATGAGAGGATCCTCCGTTTCCGGGTGGGCTTCCTGCCATTCTCTGATCACCTCATCGGATTTCGTGCCGTATTCGTTCGCCTTCAGTTCATCGCCGCGCACAAACCCAAGTCCTTTTGCCATCTCATCGAAAGCAGCGAGATCCTGCGGTTTATATTTCGCGCGGATGTCTGCGGTAGGTGAGATCGGTGCTGCGGGTGCTACTGTCGGGCGAATTTCTGCGGCGCGTTCTCCGCGCAATAATCCTTTCAAGCGTTCTGTCTCAAGACGGAGAGCGTGCTCTTTGGGTGTCTCTCCCACTACGGGCGCGGGTTCTCCATTTCCGTCTTCTTCAGTTGACGGTGCGGGGGCTGGTCTGCGTACAAGCTGTTCTTTCGGCCCGGGCTTTCCCGGTTCCGATTCAGAAGCGCCTTCTCCTCCTTCGTCGCCTTCCGCGTCGCCAGCGCCTTCGCCAGCATCCGCATCGACGTCTCCGGTGGGAGAGCCTTCAACTAGTTCGGTGTCCTCTGTAGGCTCAACGGACGAGTGTTCGGTTATTTCGACTGCGTTTTTTATTTCGTCGGCCATAATCGTTTTACTTCATTCAGTTTTACTTCGCGAAG